TTATTAATATTTATTAATATTAATATTTATTAATATATATTTATTAATAACAAGGTAAGGGATTAATATGCAATTTAATGGTCTGAAATAAAAAAGGAGAAGTATGCACATTCATTTTGAAGAATTATCGTTTAAAAACATTTTATCATATGGTGCATCTATCACAACAATTAAATTTGAAAATGGACTTAATCTTATTGTTGGAAAAAATGGTAGTGGAAAATCTACATTTCTTGATGCACTATCTTTTTGTCTGTATGGTAAACCATATCGTAGAGTTCGTATTGAAGAACTTATCAATCGTAAAAATAAGAAAAATTTATGGGCAAAAGTTAGTTTTAAAGTAAATGAAAATAGATATGAAATTGAGCGTGGTCGATCACCAAATATTCTTAAAATACTTAAAAATGGTGAAGAAATGGATGAATTATCCACAAAAGCCCTAACACAAGAAGAGCTTGACCGCATTATTGGTATAGATTATACAATGTTTAAACAAATAATATCTCTTGCAGTAAATTATAATAAACCTTTTCTTTCACTAAATACAGGAGAAAAAAGAAGTATTGTAGAATCAATTTTCAGCATTAAAGTATTTAGTGAAATGATGAAGATAGCTAAAGGAAAAATAACAGGTATTCGTATACAATGTGACATTGATAAAAAATCACTTGCTGTTATGGAACAAAACATTCGACATTTACGAAAGCAAATTAGAGAATTGCAAATTGCTATTAAAGATTTTCAAAAAAATTGTGACGATGATTTTTATCGTTTAGATTCTCAACATAAAATACACGAACGAGAAATTATGTTGATTAACAAACGTATCAATCGATTTGAAATTAAGTTAAAAAAAATAGTTATTGATGATGTAAATATTTTCCGTGAAGAGCTTGAAAAATTAGATAATGAAATTGGTGTAGTGAACTATAAATTTGAACAACTAAAAAAAGAAAAAGACCTCATTGACAAGAACTCAATATGTCCTTTTTGTCATCAAGAAATTAATTCAGAACACAAAATATTAGAAGAGGAACGAATTGCATCAGAACAAAAAAATATAATAGAAAAACAAGAAGTGCTTAATAATAATAAAACAAAAATATTAAAACATATTTCAAAAATTGAAGAAAATAAATTATCTGTCACAAAAATTCAACAAGAAATTAAAACTAATAAGCAAAAATTTGATTGGTTGAATAAAAATATTGTAAATATAGACGAACAAATTAAAGCTGTAAAAGAACGCAAAATTGATTTTAATATAGAACAAGCAAAGTCTGATCTCGAAGATAAAGCTAACACATATACATTACTTTATGATCAATATATAGAAAAAAATCATGAACTGCTTGTACTTGAGAATATCACTACTATTTTATCAGATAATGGTATAAAATCATTCTTTTTTCGTAAGTATCTTCCTTTACTAAATAAAAAAATTAATGAATATCTTCGACGTTTTGAATTATCAATTCATGTGGAATTTAATACAGTAATGGATGAAAAGATATGGAATCAAGAAAGTATACGTAAAGAAGTTTCATATCATACATTTTCCGAGGGTGAAAAGAAACGAATTGATATGTCTATCTTGCTTGCTTTTATTGATATTGCAAAAACAATTTGCAATTGGAATACCAATTTATTAATGTTTGATGAGTTATTAGATAGTGCTGTTGACGATGATGGTCTGGAACAAATAATTAGTTGTCTTCAAAATATTATCAAAAGTAAACAAGATAAAACTATTTATGTGGTCTCCCATCGTATGCGAGAATCAGACCATTTTGATCATATTTTAATGATAACAAAAAAACAAGGTTTTTCAACAATTACAAATGATTCTGAATCCAGTTGATTCTTATACTCATTAAAAATTAATTTATAAGTTAAAGGAGAAAACATATGGCAACAAACTATTGTAATAAAACAGAAATGTTATCTGAACTAAAAGATTGGCAACAAACAAAATCTCGAATAGCGTACGAAAGATTGGGTAAAAAATTTTTGCTTATAGCAACAAATTATTTAAATAATATAAATTTTATCAGATATTCACAAGATCGTAAAGATGAAATGGTATCTGATGCTGTTATAATAATGTTAAAATATATCAATGATTTTGATACTACAAAGACAAACCCATTTGCATATTTTACAAAAATAACATATCATTCATTTTTACAGACAATTAAACGATCAAAAAGACGATCTAAAATGTTTGTTCCACTTGATATTGCAGAACAATCATGTGATTTTACACTATTAGAGATTAAATAATTTTATGAAAATTGCACTTGTTGCTGACCCACACTTTGGTATAAAAAAAGGAACTGATTTATTTTTAGAAAATCAAATTCGTTATTTTTGTAATGAATTTGTTCCTTATTTAATAAAAAATAAAATCACACATATTATATTTTTAGGTGATATGTTTGATAATAGACATTTTATAAACGTAAAAGTAAAAGATGCTGTGTATAAATTGTTTGAAGAACAATTATGTCAATTTGAAATATATATTTTGTTAGGAAATCATGATACATATTATCGTTCTACAAATACTATTCATTCATTGCAATTTTTTAAAAAATTTTCGAATATAACAGTAGTGGATGATGTTGAAAAATTTGAAATTAACAATCGTCAAATATTAATGGTTTCGTGGCAACCAGATATGAATGCGTTTGTAAAACGTGTTGCAGAAAAAAATATTCAAAGATTAGATATATGTCTTGGTCATTTTGATATTTCTGGTTTTAAATTAAATAAAAAGAAAGTAAGTGAAGATGGACTTGATAGTGGTTTATTTTTTAATAACTATACATTAACATTTTCAGGTCATTTTCACACACGAAGTAAATCCAAATATGGTGAATATGAAATTATTTATATTGGAGCACCATATCATCTTACAAGACAAGATATGGGTGAAAAACGTGGATTTTGTGTGCTTGATTTAGATACATTACATTATCGTTTTGTAAATAGTCAAAATACAATTAAATATACACAAATAGAATTTCCTAAACCATTTACTTCAAAAATGATTGAAGGAAATATAATTGATGTACAAGTTAATTATGATGGTCAACTTAATGAACAACAGCTTGAAACTTATATTGAACGAATAGAAATGTATAAACCAGCTTTACCACCAAATGTAATAATGGTAAATAAGTTGCTTGATTTACAAGAAGAAAATTCAACAGTTAAAATGAAATCAATTCGTGGTCTTATGCGTGAATATGTCAATGGTTTAAATCTTACAAATAAAGTTGAGATAATAAAATTAATGGATGAACTTTACAATGAAGCAAAAAATAGTGATATTTAGGAGGTATTGATGACTGATGTAAAAATCAATATGTTGCCAACTGCTGATTTAGATTTCTTTCTTCAACAGTTGAATAATGTTAATAAAAATATGCAAATGGAATTTCAACAAGATAAACGTATCACACAAATAAAAAAGAATATTATTATTTCTTATGTTAGTGATGCTTCTGGTTGTGGTCATATTAGAAATATTTTTCCTATGACGTATATCAATGCATGTTTTGGAAAAAGCGGTGAACTTGTACCGCTTATTGCTCCATTTTATCTTTTTCAACATGATATTCTTATACGAACTCGTGTATTGTGGTTTCAACGACAAATGAATGTTGAAAATATTGAAAAGGTTGCTCAATACAAAGAAATGCAGAAAAAATATCGTTATAAGATGTTGTGGGAAATTGATGATTTTATTTGGAAAGGTGATGATAAAGGTGAATGTATTCCTGAGTATAATTTTGCTTCTATTAAGTTGCCAGAAGAAATTCGAACAGCATCGATAAAAATTGCTAATATGATGGATACAGTGGTTGTTAGTACAAATTTCTTGAAAGAATACATGTCTACACACGGAATAAATGTACCAATTGTTGTTATTCCTAATGCTGTTATGAAAGCATTCTGGGGCGGTCTACCAAAACGCCGTCCAATTAATGAGCGGTTGAAAAAACCTCGTGTGATATGTACTGATTCACCTACTCATTACTGTAATCAACGCAAGTTGCTTGGTGACTGGGATAATGCTTGGAGAGAGTGGGTTATTAAGAATGTAATGGACAATAAAATTGAGTTTCTTATTATGGGTGGTGTTCCTTTCTTCTTTGAAGGTATAAAAAATAAAGTTAATTTTCATCATGTTGATTGGGTTAATAGCTATCAATTTCACGTACCTTTTCAACGTTTTCGTCCAGATATTGGACTCGCGCCATTGGTACCAAACTACTTTAACTATTCTAAGTCTGATTTGAAGTTTGTTGAGTATAGTGCGGCAGGTTGCATTGCAACCGGTTCAGTATTTACTAATGGTAAACCATCACCATATGATAATAATATTGTCAAATTTCCTGATAATATCACTGTTGAGCAACTCGATGAAGAAATGAACAAGTTATATGAACCTGACGAATTCAATCGTGTTATTAAAGCACAATATGATTGGCTTCAGAATGCAGGTCGTTGGCTGGAGGATCCTAAATATTTAAATAATTTTTTAGAATTATTTTAGGGCCGAATTCCTCTAACCACCGTACATACTTCAAAAGGTGATATTGTGAGCAGAGTACACCTAATTTGCAATTGAAAGGCAAATATGATAAGGGATGAAGAACCTTTTTGGTTGCAAGACCAAATTCCATGTCTTTTAGAAAGAGAAATATTACATGATAGGTATAATTGATATTGATAAATGTGGTAATAATCATACAACTCACCCAAATTTAGTTTGTATGAAATTAAGCTCATTTCATAAACAACGAGGTGAAGATGTGAGGTTAATTTCTACTTATGAAGAAGCTGTTCATTGTACTCAAATATTTGCATCTAAAGTATTCACATTTTCACAAGAACCAAAGTGGTTAAAAAATCTAAAAAACGTTACGAGAGGTGGTACTGGTTATTACTATGATAAATCTCCACGGCTTCCAGATGAGATTGAACACCTAATGCCTGACTATCATCTTTATAATGATTATGTGAAAGAACATGTTGAGAAGAAAGGTAAGAAGGCACATCCAGAAAATTACCAAGATTTTTCTATTGGTTTTCTTACCCGTGGTTGTTTTCGTAAATGTGATTTCTGTGTTAATAAAAATTATGACAAAGCTGTCCTACATTCTCCTCTTGAAGAATTTCATGACGAATCTCGTCCGTACCTTCGCTTCTGGTGTGATAACTTTTTAGCAGTGAATCGTAAAGATTTTTTGCGGATTATCAATGATATACGTAAAGTGAATAAACCAGCTGTGTGGCAACAAGGTTTAGATATTCGTTTAATGACTGAGGAAAAGGCTGATATAATGTCAAGTTTAAAGTGGTATAAAAAGAATTGGTTATTTGCTCTTGACCATGTTGAAGATATTCCACAAGTTGAACAAGGTTTTTCTAATTGGATTAAATATGTAAAACAAAACACACGTGTCCGATCGATGTTTGGAAAGGTGTATGTATTGGTTGGTTTTGAAGGTTTGGGTATTGAAGATGTTGAATCAATGTTCAAACGTATTAAATTTCTCTCTGAGCATGCTCTAATTAGTATGCCGATGTTTTTTAATGGCACTAATTATATCAATAAATCAGAATTTCATTGGTTGTATAAATTAGTAAAAAATTGGACCAACCCTATTTGTTTTAGCAAACAAAGTTTACTACAATATGCTACTAAATACAGACCAAAATTAATAGCACAAATAGATGATTTATTGCTACAATTTCCACACCTATCACAGTATTTCCACATGAGATACTGTGATCTGAAAATGGTGTAAGTATTAACCATCTCTCATTCTTATAATATTTGTATAGAATATGATGGTCATCAACATTTCGAACCTATTGAAGTATGGGGAGGAAAAGAAGCCTTTGAATTGGGTCAGAAGCGTGATGAAGTGAAAAATCAATATTGCAAAGAAAATGAAATTAGGTTAATATGTATTTCATATCGTCAATTTAACAACATTAAGTTGTTGCTTGATGATTTGATTTTGAAAGGAGTAGATAATGAAGTTGAATAGTAAAAGCCGCATTTTATCGGTGTCGCACTGGGATATGGATGGTTCAACCTGCCAAATTGTTCTTGGCAATTATTTCGAGAACATTGAATATCACAGTGCAACCTTCACCAACATTGATCACATGATGAAAATTATGGCTCCAAACTTTCACAAGTATGATGCTGTTATTCTCACTGATGTGTATCCAAAAGATTCAGCTTTGTTGGACCATCCAAACATTATACTACTCGATCACCACGAAACAGACAAACATCATGATGCAACAAAAAATAGATATGTTATTCAAGATAATTGTGCCGCTGTGCTCACACAGAATTGGGTTGAGACAAAATTTAATGTAAATTTTAGCCATCTTTATGAACTTACACGTCTTGTTAATGACTACGATCTTTGGATTCATCAAGATCCAAAAAGTCGTGAAATGAATGACATATTTGATTTATATCGTGAAACAAAATTTCACAAACGTTTTTTTAATGGTGATGTTGAATTTACAGAAAAAGAAAAAAATCATATTAAAATGAGAAAAGAATTATTCGAAAAAAAATGGAACGAACTTGATGTCTTTGAATTTGAAAAAATTAATGCATGTTTAGTACAAATAGATGATTTTCCAAATGAAATTTGTGAACGACTTTATACACAAGAGGGTTATGATATTGTATTTGCTAAAAACATTAAAAATGATAATATTAGTGTTCGTACTGGTCGTGATGATATTCATCTCGGTGAGTTGTTCACAGATCTTGAGATAGGTGGTGGACATGCAAAATCGAGTGGCATAAGAGGCCACAACAACATAGATTCCCTTAAATTAGTACTTGAAATGGTGGAAAAAGAACTTTATAGACTCTATCCTCAAATAAGAAAACGTAAAAAAGCGGTTAAAAGATAACTTGCAAATGACCACCAGCAAGGAGTACTTATGGCTATATTGAACAAATTTTAGAAACACAAATCACAAAGAAGGATAAGAAATGAAAACAATACGTGCCAAATCTGTAATGAAATGTGATGTGCCAAATGCTAATGGTGTTGTCTTTCCGACAGATGTAATGCAAAAGGCGATTGAAAAATACCAAGAAAAAATAGATGCTGATAAAGCATATGGTGAACTTCAAATATCACCTTGTGCAAAACCATCTATTAACTCGGCACAAATATCACATAAAGTTACTAAAATAGAATTGGATAAAGATGGTTCATACAACGTTGAAGCACTTGTGCTCGACACTCCACAAGGCAAAATACTTTCACAAATACTTGAAAGTGATATTAAACCACGTACAAATATGTGTAGCTGCGGTGTAGTAAAAGATGGTGTTGTTAAGAGCATGAAAATCATTTCAATTGATTTCCTACCTCCACAATAAGTTGAAATGTTTACTTTGAAAATATGAAATTAAATTAAATTGTATATTTTCAACAAGGGAGTTAAATGTTTAATCGAATTTTTTATGATCGAAAGAAGTCACAAATACATTTATGGGAAACTATAAATGGTAAGCGACTTCATCACACTTATGAATTTGAACACGATTACTATATTGAAGATCCGTCTGGCAATTCTGATTTTATAGATATCTTTGGTAAACATGTCGTGCCACGTAAAGCACCTTCAAAACGATACTTGAATGCTCTTACTCAACAGGGCATTTATTGTTGTGAGGCAGATTTACCGGAAGAATTTCGTTTTCTGCATAATCGGTATGAAGGTATGACTTTGAAGGCAGATATGTCACAATTTAATGTGTGTTTTCTTGATATTGAAATTGAAATTGAATCAGAATTTCCATGGCCTGATAAAGCAAAATATCCAATTAACCTCATCACAATGTATTTTTCACGTACAGGACATCAATATACATTAGGTAATCGTGAATATACTGGCGACAGTCCAATGGTCAAGAATTATATGTTTATTCCAGATGAGAAACGAATGATGCAACGATTTGTTGATATTTTTCGTAAAGAGAGACCAGATTTTCATACAGGTTGGAATTCACATGTATTTGATATACCTTACATCATCAATCGTTGTCGTAAGATTGATGTAGATTATACTAAAATGTCACCCGTTGGGCACGTTGATGCCAACAAACACGGTGAATATCTTATTGGTGCTGTTGCTGATCTTGACTATCAACAGCTATACAAGAAGTTCACTTTTGATAAGAAAGATAGTTACACACTTCAAGCCATTGGTCAGCTTGAAGTAGGTGAAGGAAAGATCGATTATGAAGGTACATTGTATGATCACTACAAAAAAGATTGGAATAATTTTGTTGAATACAATGTACAGGATGTAATGCTTGTAAAGAAGATCGATGATGAAAAGAAGTTTCTTGAATTAGTTGTAAATGTTTGCTATGAGTCACTTATTCCATTTGATCGTATATTCTCAACAATTGCTATGCATACAGGATATGCAATGAGTTATTTGCATAACCAAAAGATGGTTATGTCGCCTCGCAATAATACTCGAGGCACCGAAGTTCCAGGTGCATTTGTGTTTGCTTTGTCTGGTTTTTTTAAGTATTTAATTTCATTTGATGTCACATCATTGTATCCATTTGAGATTATAACATATAATATTGGTCCAGAAACTCTTCGCCTATGGCCAAAGGATACAACGAATCTTATTCGTACACCACTTTCAGAGTCTGATGGTATTTGGTATGATGGTACGAAACAAAGTGTTCTATCTCAAATTGTCGAGGAAATCTTTAACACACGTGTTCGATTTAAGAATAAGATGAAAATTTGTGAACAGTGGGAACATGGTGTTGGTGCTAATGAGTATGCAACAATTGCTGACCGTGTAGGTATAAGCGTTGAAGAAGCAGACCAGTTAGCAGCTGATATTGAAAAGGAACAAGGTAATGCTAAGTTCTATAATTCACAACAGCACATACGTAAGATTATGATTAATTGTTTTCATCCCTCAACTTGTATTATAACAGTTGATGGCATAAAACAGATCTCAGATGTAAAGGTTGGTGATATAGTTTATAGTATAAACAAACAAACAAAAATGTTAGAAAAGAAAATAGTAGAGCATATTTATGTTTATGATTTTGATGGTGAATTAGAAACTATCCATAACAATCGTTTTAAAATCATGGTTACTCCTGAACATACAATGCTTGCAACTACAAGAACTGGTAAAGTTAAAGAAATTAAAGCAAATGATTTTTGTCAACGAAGTATAAATTGTATACCAAATCATCTAATTGTTAATCAAAAAACAGATGAAAAAGCTTTTTGCATACTTCCATTTATTGACAAAACAAAATATCAATTTGAGATTATTCACACTGAACATTTAAGTAAACTGAGGAAATTATTACCCTCAATTCATATAGCTAAATTACCCAAAAAAAATAGGTCACTGTTACAAGAAATTGATGAAAATATAGTAAAAGAAATTTATGAACAAGGTTATAAAGTTATATGTAAACCAAAACGTGACTACAAATGTAAATCTACAGAAGTTATGTTATCTATAGACATATTTTCTAAATTTATTGGTTTTTATTTATCAGAAGGTCATTTATATAGTTCAACTAAAAAAACGTACAATACAACTGTAAGAGGTATAACTAACAGTATTTGTATTTCACAATGTCAAAATATTAATCCTAACACTTATGCTGAAATTTACGATGTGTGTAAATATTTGTCTCATAATATTCAAACAACACCAGAACGTATAACAATCAGCAATGATGCTATTAGTGAAATGATTGCTAAAAATTTTGGTATTAAATACGATAAACATATATTTGGTGGTAAACTTATTGAACAACTTAATAAAAACATTATTTTTGAATCAATGTACAAAGGTGATGGTGTAAAAAAATATAACTGTTATGTGATAGGATGTAAATATAAACAATTATTTGAAGACACAATGAAATTGTTAGTAGAGATTGGTAGAATTCCGCGCTTTACAATAGATAAATTTTCAACTATTAGTTCATATAGAATTAGTTGGAATGAATGTGATATTTATACACAAAAAACAAACTATAGTCGTACTCATTATGTAGGAAAAGTTCACAATATTACAGTTGCTGACAATCATACAGTTTTAGTAGGTTCAGATGGAACATTTGGTTGGACTGGCCAAAGTTTATATGGTGCTTGTGCTAATGAATACTTCCATTTCTACAATCCACACAATGCTAAATGCATTACACAAAGTGGTAAACATCTTATTCAGTATCTATCGAATACATTCAATGATTATTTCAAGGAATATTTTTGGAAGAATAAGAAATATTTCCCAGTAGCTGATGAAAAAAATAAGCTTAAAAGAGATGTTGTTGTGTTGATCGATACAGACTCAAATTATGTATGTCTTGAAGAGGTGATTGAGAAACTTGGTCTTACATTTAAAACCAACGAAGAATTTCATGCATGGGCACTTATATTCATTAATGATTTTTTTGAGCCATTTATTAAGCAAATTCTTGAAGTATATGCAGAGGGATTTGGTACAAAACAACTCATTCACTTCAAGCGTGAAAAGATTATTTCACAGATGATGGTTGTTGCAAAGAAGCACTACGCTACTGAAGTGCTTGATAAAGAAGGTACGGTGTATCAAATTCCAAAATTAGAAGTTACTGGTATTGAAATTGTGAAAACAAGCACACCTTTATTTGTACGTAATAAACTAAAAACTTTTCTTAAAAATATTTTTACAAATAATGGCAATAATAGCGTTAAAGAGTTAATGTTAGAAGATTTACGAACCATACGTAAAGAATTCGAAAAAGCACCAATTGATCAAATAGCCAAGCCGTGTGGTTTGACAGATTACGATAAGTATGGTAAATCAGGAGAATATTATAAACAACATGGTATTTCATATCCAAAAAAATGTCCACCACATCATAAAGCAGCCATCAATTATAATTATTTAATTGTGGTCAAAGGTTTGAAATTGTTACCAATTTCAAACGGTACTAAAATGAAATTTATTGCTGTAAAAAAGAATAATAAATTTGGTTTTGATCGTATTGCATTTATCAATAAGTGGCCTGAAGAATTTAGTGAATGGTTTGAAATTGACTATAATTCACAGTGGGAAAGCACTGCACAAACTCTTGTTGAAGGATGGTTTAAAGTTCTTAAATGGGGACCGGTTAATTTACAAAAATGTAAATTGAGTGAGATATGGAAAAAGAAAAATAAATAACAAAATAATAACCAACAAAGGAGTTTTTATGGCAAAAAAGAGTATTAAACCTTTTGAAAGTCTTGTAAGTAAAATTCTTGCAAATAGTAATAATGCATTTGCTGCAGCCTTGAGTGAATCTCAGTTTTATCAACATGATGTTGAATTTATTGATACGGGTATTCCAATGATTAATGTTGCATTAAGTACAAGAATAGATAAAGGTTTGTGTGGTGGTGTTACAACTATAGCTGGTGAATCTAAGCGTTTTAAAACTCTCTTTAGTTTATACATGCTTGAAGCTTTTCAAAAAAAATATTCAGATGGTGCTGCATTATTTTATGATACTGAATTTGGTGCACCAAAAGATTATCTACAAAAATTTAACCTCGATTGGAAACGTATTATTCATATACCTATTTCATGTGTTGAAGAACTTAAACATGAACTATCATCAACACTTGAGTTGTTGAAAGAGGAATATAAAAATGGTGCTGAACCAAAACTTTTTGTATTGATTGATTCAATTGGTAATTTAGCTTCCCGTAAAGAAATTAATGATGCTGTTGAAGGTAAAGAAAAATCTGATATGACTCGTGCAAAAGCACTGAAAAGTTTTTTTCGAATTGTTACATCATCACTTAAAATGATGAATATTCCATGTGTGGCAATTAATCATGTCTATAAAGATCAATCGAGCGCCAATCCAATGTTTGCAGCAACAATTGTTGGAGGTGGTCAAGGTATAATGCTTGCATCTGATAATGTGTGGATAATTACTCGTCGACAAATTGGAGTATCATCTGAGTTAAAAGGTTATCAATTTATCATTAATGTTGAAAAATCTCGTTTCTGTAAAGAAAAATCTCAAATTCCAATTAATGTACATTTTGAAAGTGGTATTCATCGTTACTCAGGGTTGGCTGACCTTGCTGAAGCACTTAAAATTATCGAAAAAATAAAAATTGGAAAACAAACAGCATATAAATACGGTGATTTGACATGTTTAGCTGAACAAATTGATTTTAATAATGTATTTTGGGAAAAAATTCTCAAAGAAACGAGTCTTGCAGAAGATATTGCTAATGTTTATGCACTTGGAGCAGGTAATACATTTACTATCGATCCTCAAATTGAAAACGTAACAGTATCAGAAACAATAGACGAAGAGGAATGATAAAAACATGTCAATAAATTATGAAGATCAAGAAATTACAATTGATCCGTTGTTTTTTGAGCAAATTATAGTTAAAATATTATTTACTGATGCTAAGAAAAGGGATAAAATTATCCCCTTTCTTAAACCTAAGTTATTTAATGGTTTTGAAGTACAACAAATTATCAAACACATTCAGCGTTTTATAGAAACATATGGAACATTTCCTACATTCACTGAATTTAAAGTCGAAATTGAACACAAAGACTTACACAATTATCTTTTAAAATGCTTGAATACAGATACTTCACAATTATCTGATGTACATTTATTGGATAAAATTGAATCATTTTTTAAACAGAATTTAGCATTTAATGCTATTGTTGATGCAAAAATTCAACTTGAAGATAATAATATTGAACAAATGATTTTATATGCAGATAAATTACGTGAAGCTGTTAGTTTTAGTTTTAAAACAGATATTGGACTTGATGTGTTGAGTGAAGAAGGCGAAGAAGAAATGTTTAACCATCTTCATGATCAAGATAAAGTTGTTCCAACTGGAATTGAATATTTTGATCAGATGATTGAAGGTGGTTTTCATGAGAAATCACTATCGTTATTTTTAGCTGAATGTGTAACAAAAGACACTATAGTAAAGATTCGTGTGTTAAATTCTTCACATCATCATGAGAATAAATGGATTGAAAAAGAAATATCCATAGGAGACATTCAACAATTATTAAAAGATTTTGAGGTTGAAGTATCTTCACCTGATGGTTATGTGCCAGTTAAACAATATATTTCTAAAGGTAAAAAAAGAATTTATAATGTTGTATGTGGTCAAAAAAGTATTAAATGTAGTGGAAAACACTTATTATTTACCAATCGTGGGTGGGTAGCTGTAGAAGATATACAAAAAAAACACAAAATTTTAATGTCTTCTGGTAAATATGAAACTGCACATATATATCAACTGGATAAGAGTGAAGAAGTTGTTGATATAGCGGTTGATCATCCAAATCACCGATATTTTACTAATGGATTCACAAGTCATAATACAAATATGGGTAAGTCACTTATCATGGCTGGTTTAGCAGCCAATCAACTTATATTAAATAAGAATGTGTTGTATGTAACGTTGGAAATGTCACGACATAAAATGACAGAGAGAGTGTTGGCTAATTGTTTTGATTTAGATATAGACCAACTTAAATTACTTACACGTGAAAATTTTCATGCAAAATTTAATCGTTTACGTGAACGTATAAAACACAAACTTGTAGTGTTAGAATATCCAACACGAACAATTAGCACATCAACATTACGACAAGTTTATAAAGAATTAGAAATAAAAAAAGGTTTTAAACCTGATATTGTTTTTGTTGATTATATGGGTATTATGTTACCTATACAAACTCGATCAGATGAAAATTCATATAGTGAACAAAAACGTGTAGCAGAAGAGTTACGTGGTTTAGCAGTTGAAACAGGAATTCCATGGGTTTCTGCAGTACAAACAAATAGAGGCGGTTTTGATTCTACTAATATTGATTTGAAAGATACTGCGGATTCAATTGGTACAGTAGCAACAGCTGATATTATTATTGGCGTAACACAATCAGATGAACAAAGACAATTTGGAAAATATAGTTGGATTATTCTTAAAAATAGGTATGGAATTAATAAACGAAAAACAACTATTGGTGTAAATTATAATAAAATGCGTATATTTGCTGATGAAAGTGTTTCTAATAAAGATCCAGAAAAGCAGTCCCAATCAACACGAATAGTTGATGAAGCAAGTAGTGTAGCTCTTGGAGTCAATAAAAAAAGTCGGGCAGCTGAACGAAAACAAGATTATAATTTTCACTGATAAAAGGAGTAATTTATGAACAACAATACACAACTTATGGCACATGAAAAAGAAACAGATGTTCTTGATAAAATTGATGGTGAAAAATTTTTAATCACACTTAAAAAGTACAATGTAGATCTAACACATTTTTATCTTAATAAACGTAATATTGATCCTATTGAAATGATTAAGTTGAATAAAGCAATAATTGCATGTAAAAAAGAGTATGGTCTTAGAATAATTGATTGTATTGTAGTTTTAGAAAAAGATTACTTTCCAGCAACAAAAATAGTAGACCTTTTAAGTGAAAAAGTTCGAAAATTATTACGACAAGAATTAAAAGAATATGTACCACATTTGAAAGTAACACAAAATACTCTTTCATCATTTTTTTCAACAAAATAAATAAAAATGAATAATTCTGTTTTACAAGTTTTTTCAATTTATCAAAATATTAAGAAGCTCGTTAAAAGTAAACATTTAGTAACATATTATGATGTGTACAGAACAGTAAGTCGAGTGTGGTTTTCACGTTCACCTGAACCTATAAAAATAATGTCACAAAAAATTTATAACGATATTGAATGTCATTTTTATACCCTTGAAGATTTTGCGTTGACTTGTTTACTCGAATTTCTTTATAATAATAAATGTGATTTAAAAATGTTGAATCATGAAAATATAAATAATACAAGAGAATTATTCTCAAAAGAACGGTTTGTATTGGACAAACAACTCCTTATGGAGATGAATGCACAAACCCAATTAAATGGCTTAGCTGACTATTTTCGTATTAACCGTCTTGGTAATTCAATTGTTTATGAACTCATAATGCATGAAAAAAGATTTCTGTCGCCATATTTTTTTCTTCGTTTTGAAGTTAAAGCAACAGATGAAATGAGTGCAGATGAAAAAATGAATGAACCATCAGAAGAATATAGGAGGTTTAGCCGTGTAATAAATATAATAAAAGCATCTTTAACAACTTACAAAATTAACTAATTTTTTAACAAACAAAAAAGGAGCCACAAATGGCAAACAAGACAAAGCTCGATTGGTCAGGTCTTTCAAAGAAAATGGAAGAAGTAAGTCAGGGAAAACGTTCTACACAACAAATAGATTCTCGTTTTTATCAGCAGAAGTTTTCTGAAGATGGAATAGCACAATCTATTATTCGATTTCTTCCAGCACCCCCTAATGATGTTGATGTTCCTATCACAGCAATTTTCAATCACAGATTTGACGGCCCTGGTGGAACATACATTCAAAATTGTCCTACAACTATTGGTCAACGGTGTCCAGTGTGTGACGCAAATCGTGCAATTTGGTCAACAGATGAAAATCTTGCACGTGTACGCGCACGTAAAAAGAAGTGGATCGCTAATATTCTTATAATCAAAGATCCTAACTGTCCAGAAAATGAAGGAAAAGTATTTTTGTTTCGTTTTCCTAAGACTATTTATGATAAAATCTGGACAAAAGTACAACCACCAAAAGGTGCTGTTGATGAACCTGTAATTGTTTTTGATCCTGATGAAGGTGCAAATTTTAAACTTATTGCTGAACAGAAGAAAATCAAAATCTTGCGTCGTGAAATTGTTTATCCTGATTACAAAGATTCAAGTTTTGCTGAAATTTCTTCTCTTGATAATTATGAGAAAGATATAAAACCAAAACTTTTTAAACTCAGTGAATTTACTGCAGAAGATCAGTTTAAATCTTTTGAAGAGTTATCAAATCGCTTTGCAATAGTTACAAATCAATCAATTACAAATTCATCATCTCCTTCAACCACAATAGAAGAAACTGAAACTGATATTGAGGATAATGAGGATAGTGTTCCTCTATTCACTATTGAAAACAATAATACTGATGATGAACATGATGATGATGACTTCATTAGTAAACTCAGAAAGAAAAAACAACAAAATTAATTATTTATTTCAGTTATTTAATTCGTTGTTAGTGTGGGCGATTCGCCCACACTTGTTTTTACTTACTAAATGGAGTAATATGGTATGAATCAATATATCAATCAATTCATACTCGATAAATATATTCATATAATTCTTAATTCACAAAAAAATATTTTTGGTAACATTATTGCGAATCGAGAAGAATATAATTTTCGTTGCAATGTGTGTGGTGATTCAAAAAAATCAAAATATAAACGTCGAGGTTATATTCTTAAACAAAAAACACCATGGATGTTTTTTTGTTTTAACTGTAGTGCATCAATGCCAGCTCATGTGTGGATGAAAAAATATTTTTATCAACATTATGTTGAATATATCAAAGAATCTATGCAAATTGAAAATAATAATTTAGAAGTACAAAAACTTCCCGAAATTAAAAATAAAGTACCAGAAAAAAAACAAGAAATAAAAAATATAGATGATTTACATTATTTTAAACCCATACTACAAAGACGAGATGGGTTATTTAAAATGGCACAAGAACTATGTGTTTCACGACATATTCCTGAACACATTTGGCATCGTTGGTATGTTGCAATCGATGGTAAATATTTTGGAAGATTAATTATACCATTTTATGATAAAGATGGTAATATTTATTATTTTCAAGCACGTTCATTATACAAAAAAACAAGTAATAAGTATATCAATATGGTTGAAAATAGAGATGATGCAATTTATAACTATGATTTTATTACAACCGATCGCCCAATTATATTAGTTGAAGGTCCTATTGATAGTTTGTTTGTTGAAAATTCAATTGCTGTTCTTGGTTTAAAATTTAGTGATGTGGTGAGAACAAAAATAAATAAACTTTCACCTTACTATCTTCTCGATTTTGATAAAGATGGTTTAGCAAATTCGTATAAACTTTTGTTGCAAGGCAAACCTGTGTTCTTATGGGAAAATTTTAAACGTAAATTTAAATTACCAAACCGTGAAAAGTGGGATGTAAATGATGCTTATGTATATTTACAACGATCATCACCTTTTACTTTTGAAGAACTCAAACCTTTCTTTACAACATCTATATTTGATAAAATTTATCTTGTACCACGTAAACCCAATATAATAAGGAAATTCATATGAAAGAACAAATAATATGTGGATTTGATTATTCTGTAAATTCTCCAGGCGTTGTATTCGTAAAGACTGATAATGAATTTAATGTTGTTGACCGTGCATGGTTAACTTTTACCAATAAAAAGAAATATGTTAATGATGATCCACGAAATAGAGTAATTTATATCAACACTACAAAAGGTAAACGTACCTATCCTAATTCACTCGATCAAGCAACGTCTATACGAGATATTATTTGGGAATGGTTTGTGTCAACTAATTGTTTTGATATCAATTATGTTGCTTTTGAAGATTATGCACTGGCTGCAAACGGTCGAGTTTTTCATATTGCAGAAGTGACCATGACTATGAAACTTCAAATTTATAATTGTAACATTCCTATGAGATTATATCCACCTAATCATATTAAACTATTTGCAACTGGACACGGGAATGCTGATAAATTCGAGATGGAAGATGCTTTTGAGGCACTCACAGATGTTGAACGATGTGGAATGGATTTAACATGTCTTCCAACTCTCCATGAGCAAAAAAATGGTAATCCGAGAGACAATGTTATTGATGCATTTTGGGTTTCAGAACTTCTTCGTACAGAGTTACGTATTAGAAGTGGTAATTTAATGATAAATTCTTTACCAGAACATCAAATTAAAGTGTTTAATCTATTAACGAAATCTTTTACGACAAATATTTTAGCTCGAAATTTTCTTCAAAAAGGAGTTTATTGTGACTAATACATTGAGTAATTTTTTTATACAAGCAGAAAGACAAAAATTAAAACGTAAATTACTCATATTTGATATGCATAATTTAGTTTTTCGCACATTGTTTGTAGCTGCATTTTCAGCAAAAAAACAGTTAATGTCAGATATTGAAATGTGGGATTATTGGAAATATTTAATGATAAATAGTCTTTTTAATTGTATCAAATTTAACCAACCTTCACGTGTTGTAATTGCTGTTGATTCTCATAATAGTTGGCGAAAAGATGTATATGAAAATTATAAGGAAAATCGTAAAGCTGCCAGAGATGCAGCTGATATAGATTTTGATGCTTTTTGGCCTATTTTAGATGATTTTATTGAACAAATGAAGAAAACATTTAAAAATCTATATATAATCAAGCTCGATAGATGTGAAGCTGATGATATTATTGCTGTGGTGATAAAAGAAGAAAGTGACAAAAATACAAACATTGTAGTTATTTCATCAGATAGAGATATGGTTCAATTGATGAAAAATAAAAATGTTGAACTATTTGACCCTATTAAACGAAAAAACGTTAAGAGTCTTAATCCTGAACGAGATCTTCAAATCAAAATTATAGCAGGTGATAAATCAGATAATATTCCAGCTATCAAAAAACGTTGTGCAATTCGTACTGCTAATAAGATGCTTGATGAAGGACTTGAAATATATCTTGCAGATCCTGAAATAAAAGCAAATTATGAACGCAATACACAACTAATTGATTTTAATTGTATACCGTTAGAAATTGTAAAACAAATAAAGAACACATATATAAACTATGTATTGGAACCAATCGATGGTATGAATATAATAAAATTTTTAAGATATAATAACATTAATGTTTTTGCTGAAAACATAGAACAATATTTACCATCATTGCGTAATATTAACTGATATTATTAATTATGATGGTAAAAAAGAAACACAAAGCTGGGTGGAGTCAAGGTGAATATTGTGTTATCAATAAACAAAAATATATTGGTGACAACATACCCATTTATCGGAGTTCATGGGAACACCGATTTATGTGTTATATGAAAATTGCAGAAATTGTTTAACACACAATATGTATTTAGCGGTTGTAAAAAGAAAAAATCATTACGGTTTGATTTCTTTTTGCCAAAACAAAATATATGTGTTGAATTTGATGGCAAACAACATTTTAAGGAAGGAGTTGGCAGTAATGTTGGCAAACATCAAATAACTTATAAAGATTGGTTAAACATATCTGAAAGGGATGCTATTAAAACACAATTTTGTTGTATACAAAATATTAAATTGCTTCGGATATCTTATAAACAAATGTCTATAATTAGTAACATTCTTGAAGAAAGTCTATTAAATTAATAAATGGTTTAAATAAATGAATATGAATATAAAACATAACCAAGGATGGATGCAGAGTATTTATCAGTTTAAAGATATGCAGAATGCAAAAAAATATTTAGGAACAAAACCACCTATCTGTAGAAGTAGTTGGGAAAGACGGTTTTGTAGTTGGTGTGATTTAAACAACAAGGTATTGATGTGGGGATCAGAACGTGTAAAGATTCCTTATATTTGGCAAGGCAAACCACACACATATTATACTGATTTTTTTGTTATTCTTATAGACAATAACAACAATATACGTAAATTTATAATTGAGATTAAACCACATGGTCAAGGACCTTTTGCTAACAAAAAAGGACAAATCAGCAGACCACGTGAGCCAAAAAACCGCACTGTTAAAGCACTCAAACGTTATTTATATGAGGTGCAACGGTGGGAAAAGAATGCTGCTAAATGGGCGGCTGCACAATCATATTGTGCACATCATAATCTTGAATTCATTATCCTTTCTGAGGAGGATTTACTTTGATGCATATAGTACAAGCCTTAATGCGTCCTATCAATTCATTTACACTTGAAGAAATAGATGAAGCAATAATGTACATACAAAGATTGATTGATAGTAAACGATTTTCTTATGACCTCACAATCCTTACAAATCGCATGCATGACCTCCAAGAACGAAAGGAATTTGAGCAATGTCAATAACTTCAAAAATACTTGATACAAAATTCATGTATCCTTTTACTGCATCATTCCTTGACTATCCTAATGCAGAAGATATTGCTGTTCTTATCTTTATGATGGGTTGTAATCACAATTGTGATGGTTGTCAGAATCCATTATTTCAAAATCCAGACTACAATGAACAAACGAAACAATTTACACGTGAAAGTTTAATTAGTGAAATTAAAAAAGCGTGTAAGAAGTTTCACACTACTAAGATTGTTCTTACTGGTGGCGATCCACTGTTTGTAAAGAATTTGGAAGCTACTAATTGTATACTCAAAGATCTTCGCAACGAGTATGACATTTGCATATATACTGGTTATAGTATTGTAACTGTTGCTCAATATAATTTTATACGCGGCTTTAAGTATATTGTTTGTGGAGTGTTTGATTTGACAAAAGCTGTGCAGTCAGAAAAGACCGATGATTATATTCAACTCGCCAGTACAAATCAAGAAATTTATGACGGCGGCTTTTTTCGGATGACTGACGGAAAGGGTCGTATGTACTTTAATCCAAAGGAGAACCATTAAATGTTTACAGATGATAATGCAACTACATTGCGTACACTTCGTAATATTAGAAAATGTATTAGAAATAGATTGAGAGATTATCATAGCATTGAGGATAAAAAGGTAGAAACGATGGTTGATGATATTCTACAGATTCATGGAATCCACAAAGACCACTTTGATTTTCTTTCTCGCATTGATACGTTTATCACTGGTGTGTTAAATGACAAATCAATTGATGCAAATAGCAATAAGAATGAAAAAACGACCGAAGCAGTGATGCAAGAATCACTCGCGCCTGTTCGTAAGGCTATTGGTTTTGATTACTTGTATAGAGAGCTTCGTGAACTATATGGTAAATCGAAAGCTCAGGAACTTATGGCTGAGATATTTGACTATTCTCTTGGACTTTCTGATTCTACAAACATTCTTCGTCCATACTGTTGGGCATTAGATGCCTCAAAGATTGTTACTATTGGTCGAGATTTTGGACAACTTCATTCAGCTCCATCTAACCGTGTGCAGAGTTATATTTCAGCACTCTGTGAAACAATTCATCAAATGAGTTCTCATTTAGCTGGTGCTATTGCAATTGGTTCTTTCTTTCTGGACATTGCACATGTGTTATTGTTCGGTAAAGAAAAATTAGATTTAATTGAACTTCGAACAGGTAAACGATTCCGAAAAATGCTTGAAAATGAGTTTCAGCAGTTTGTACATTCAGTAAATCACCTGTCAAGAAACGGAGTTGAGAGTCCGTTTACTAATCTTTCTATTTTTGATAGAGTTAAACTTCGTACATTATTGAAAGATATGAAGTGGTATTTTCCTTTTGATCAACTACCAATCGATCATCCTCAAGATTTAGATGAACAACAAGCAGAAGATTTTTACATAAATTATGTTGTTGATTATATTATAGAAATTCAAGATATTTTTTTGGATTTCTTTGATAAAGGTGATCCATTGCGTGGGTCAAGTCCTTACCGGTTTCCAGTTTGTACCCTGAACTTATCGAAAGTATCAATGGAAGGATATGACATCGAGCTTGAAGATGGTACCACCCGGTTTATCCCGGAAAACCAGCTTATTTACGCTATGAACAACGAAACACATGAAAAAATTCGTAAACCAGCGAAAGATATTTTTGAAGAAAACAACAACGTTTACAGTGTTAAATTATAAGCGCTCTTAGGAACAGCTTATGTGTAAACTACAACAACACACTTGTTCGTATTTCATATCAAGATTATGATAACATTAGCAATATTTTTGGAGGAACAAATATGTCCTATCAACAAATAAAAAAGGTTACAAAAACAACGAAGTACATTATCGGAGATACTAAGTTTCTTAAGAAGGCTTGTCGTCGTGATATTTTTCGCTACAACATCTTTGCTTCAGAAGGCACTAAGGTAGCAAGCTGTTGCCGTTTGATCAACAACAAAGAGATGTTGGACTACGCATCACAATCAAATAGTTTCGGTGGTGTTGGTATATCTATCGGTTCACACCGTGTTGTGACAGTTAACTTTGCTCGTATTGCTCTTGAAGCAAAGACAGAAAAAGACTTTTTCACCATTCTCGATTTACGAACCGAAAATGCTGCAAAGATTCTTGCCGGTCATAAAGCGTTAATTAGACGTCTTTGTGATAAAGGACTCCAACCATTCATCGCAAATGGATGGATTAATATGAATCGTTTATTTTCAACATTTGGTATTCTTGGTATTGTAGAAGCGGCTCAAATTTTTCAGGGCAAGTTTGGTAATGGTCGTGATATCATTGGTGATTTTTTGAAATATTATAATAAAAAAGTTAATGAAGTGTCAGAAAAGTATAATATTATTGGCAACATTGAACAGATTCCAGGTGAGTCATTTGCCATCCGTTTGGCTAAAGCTGATCGATTGCTTTACGGTGAAAATCAAGTACCATTTAAATTATATGCTAATCAGTTTGTACCTCTTTGGAATGATGCTTCACTATGGGAACGTATGAAACAGGATGGCAAATATAATCAACTTATTACTGGTGGTTCGATTGTGCATGCGCAGATAGGTGAGAAGGTTACACCAAAGCAGGCTGAAAAAATTATTCAATATGCTGTTGAGTGTGGCTGCGAACATTTTGCGCTCAATGCTGTTTATAGTGAATGTGAAAAAGGTTGTACAACGTTAGGAAAGAATAATGTGTGTTCGGATTGTGGCGCACCTATCATAGAATACTATACAAGAGTTATAGGATTTTTTAGTCCCGTAAGTGCTTGGCAGGATGTCCGACGGGAATGGGAGTTCCCGCGTAGAACCTTCATAGATCTCAAAGAAATTGAAGATGTTAATAATGTATATTGAAATATTTGGAATGACAACTTTGAAATTCTATTGATCGAAGATGTTAAAAAAAGATTGATTCTTATACTAAACATAAAGTAAATTATAGACAGTTAACTGAACGAGATTTTACGGGTAAGTTTAAATTAAGATATCAAGAAAAATTAAAGGAGTGGTTTTTATGAAAATGGTTGAGTTCTTCAAAAGTATACAGGGCGAGGGCAACAGTCAAGGTGTTAATGCCCTCTTCATCCGCTTCCCCGGCTGTAATTTGCGGTGTAGGAGCTGCGATACTCCTATGTCATGGAAGAAAGTTGAAGCTACTGAATATGATGAACAATTGATTTTAAGTGAATCTCAGGAAACTAATCTTGTTGTTTTTACTGGAGGAGAACCTCTTCTTCAAGGCAATCTTTTAAATGCAATGAAAGTTATGGACTCTAATCGTAATCAACGTTATGAAATTGAAACAAATGGAACTATTCCAATTGATATCAAAAAGTGGGATGATTTGTGGATTACTGGGATTGGTCGTTGGAATTCTGAATCAATGAATCCTCTTCGTACACTAAATCTTCAGTTCAATATTTCACCCAAAGAAAACTTTGAACAAGAAGCTAATTTAAATACCACACCTGTTTTAATTCCCGGTATACAAGCTATCAATCACTCATTTCCTAATATTAAATATATTGTAAAATACCTCTTCAACAGCAAAGAGGATATCGAGCACATTGCTCGACAAACTGAGTTTTATCATATTCCTCGTCATCTGATTTGGCTTCAGCCAAAAGCAACCATGGCTGATGATGTAGTGAGTATCGTTAAGGAACATTTTAATGATATTGTTAAACGAGGTTGGAATATTTCTATGAGAACACACGTGTTGTTATTCAATGATAAGAAGGGGGTATAAGGGTATAATATGAAACTATTTGTATTGATAAACAATTTGTTGAATCAGAATGAACAAAAATAAGAAAATAAAGGAGACCAAATGAAATATACACAAGAATCGTTAAACAATATTTTTACTTACAACTCACCAAAAAATGACCAACCACTACGATATCAAATTATTCGTGAAGAAGGTCGTCGTTTTGCTTCACTTATTCTTGATAATTGTCCAGCACATTCGAGCCGTGATGAAGCAATTGATAAAATTCGAGAAGCTGTGATGTGGGCAAATGCAAGTATAGCAATTAACGAATAAGGAAATAATATGTCGGAATGTGATAGTAGATCATGGTTTGCAAGTCAATGTGTTTGTGAATGTGGATATAATGTTGTAGTCACACAACCTTCACCGGAAAGCGGAATGGATTGCTGGTGGTATTGTTCAAACAAACTATGTAAAAATCACGTAGGTGAACAAACAGGAGATATGGAAAAACCTGATTGGTTAAGACAGATATAATAATTTAAAGGAGTTAAAATGAAAATTTGCAAGACATATGAAACAGAAACAGCACATCGAGTTTTAAATGCAGAATCCATTAGGTGCGCACAAGGTCCTCATGGACATAGTTATAAATGGGAAATTGAAATTGAAGGTCCAATAAATCCAGATACAGGAATGATTATTGATTTTGGTTCTTTAAAGCCTATTAAACAAATGATTGATAAATTTGATCATGCTTATGTATTTTGGCAAAAAGAAGATCCAGAAATTATTGAATTTTTTAAAAAACATTTTAAACGTCTTATTATTATGAAACAAAATGTAACAGCTGAAAATATGGCTCGTTGGGCACACCGGTGGATAAATTTATGGTTATCATCAAATAAAAAGGGTAGATATAAAATTAATAATATTAAAGTTTGGGAAACACGTACTGGTTGTGCTGTTGCTGATTATTCTACTGAAGAAGATCAGTTAATTTATGTACATGAAGAACCTTAATTAAATAGAGAGATAAAAATGTGGGAAACAACACGTAAATGTCCAAGATGTGGTGGAAGGGTAGTAAAATTATGAAGCTTAAAACATTTTTAATATGTCCTGTTCGTGGACATAGCGTTGAGGAAACGGCTGATATCGTAGCTAATCTTGAAAAAGAATTTATTGTACATTGGCCACCTCGTGATACTGATCAAGAAGATCCAACTGGATATAGAATTTGTTGTCATAACGAATTAGCGATTAAAAATGCTGATGTGGTTCATTTTGTCTGGGATGGTAAAAGTCAAGGATGTTTGTTTGATCTTGGTATGGCTTTTGCTCACAATAAAAAAATTATAATTGTACGTATGCCTGACCTAACAGAAGGTAAATCATTTCAAAATATGGTTCAAAAATGGCAGAGTGTGTGTAATAATGAATAATGAAAAATATTTTATGACGTGGAATGAAGTGCTGGAAAGAATAAAGTATGTTGATAAACCATCTAACATTATTTACGGTATACCACGTGGTGGAGCTTGTTTGACAGTAGCATTTCAACATGCAAAAATAACTTGGGATGTTACTAAAGCAAATTTAATCATCGATGATATTGTGGATTCGGGTTCAACAAGAACAAAATATTTACAACTATATCCACACGCTAAATTTTGGGCCCTTGTTAATAAGTTGCCTTATCAAGAAGAACGATGTATTTCTTCTTGGTGTCATATTAATGATGCTAAACTTCCCTACATAGTTTTCCCGTGGGAAACAGATAAAGATGAAACAGTTGAAGAACACATCACTCGTATATACCAAATAGTAAACAGTGGCCATCAATTTGATCAAGATGAATATGATTGTTTTGAACTTGCAGTAAAAAATTTTATCAAACAAATAGTTAATCCATTATATGAATTTAAGGAGGATAAATGAATATCAATCCAATGGAAGTGTTGAAACGTGGTATCATTATAGCACCTAAGGATTACCCTTTAGTGACAGATTTTAAGGAAAAAGAATGTCAAATTAGCAGTAATGGTATTGATCTACGAATTAACGAAACGGTAGTGATTGAACCTAAGTCTTTTAAAAATGTTGAAATTATGGAGCGCTTTAACATGGATGGTGTTTTTGGCGCAATATGGATTCGTAGTTCATTTAGTAGACGTGGAATATTCCATACTGCGGGTTTATTTGATGATGGGAATGAAAAACTAAAAATAACATTAAACAATATGAGTGAAGATGCTATTATGATTGAAAAAGGAACACGAATTTGTCAGATGGTGTTTTTCAAGACTTCCGTTTTTTAATGGCAAATGTTTTACATTTACCCAGTGGTTACGCTTAAAGGAACATGATGATTTAAAGACACAGTGGTGTAATGATAGTCACGTACAACTTATTCGTATCAATTATAAACAACAAAGTAAAATAGCAAGTATATTAAATGAAAGTATTCTTTTAAACAAGAAAGGTAAGATTTACAATATGAAACTTAAAAATTTTATTATTGGTGAAAATGTAGAATGGACACAAAATGGTGTTTTATTGCGAATCAATGAAACAGTAACTATTAATTTGAAATCTTTTAAAAATGTTGAAATTATGGAGCGCTTTAACATGGATGGAGTTTTTGGTGCGATTTATATTGATAATGATTTTCATATGAAATATCCTCAATGTTGGCACACCGCGGGTTTATTTGATGATGGGTTTGGCGTTGGTATTAGTGGTGGGTCAATTGGTGGTGTATCACTTTACAATTTTGGTGATGAAGCCATTACAATAGAAAAAGGTACCAGAATTTGTCAAATGGTATTTTTTGAATCTAATCCAGCAAAGAAATATGACGGTTTCTATAATCAAAATCAGACTATCAAATCACAATACGAGAAATAAAATGGGCAAAGCTATTGAATTATTTTCTGCTTTTCAAGAAGCCATTGACAAATTTAACTTGAGAAAAGAATATGACCTTAATGGGGGGTTCATTTCCCCCAGTACAAAAACGGTGGTCAAACATTACATTATGCAAAGGTTAAGAGGTCGCGAAAATCCAAAAACAATTGATTGGCTCATTGATTACGAATTTTCAATATAGGACCTGAATATGAAATAATGTGGTTGGGATATTCACATTTATAAAAGATAATAAAAAGGAATTGAAAAGTGGACTGGGAAGTAGTGAAATTAATAGTAGTTTATGGTATTATTATGTACCAAGAGTATTTACGTTTTAAGATATAATAATTAGGAGTAATGAATGGAAGCACAAGTAGTAGTTTCATTGCAAATGGATGGCATACATAGTTGGCCGAGCTGCCCTTTCGAAGAGGTAGCTTTTTTACGTAATGAACACCGTCATGTTTTTCACATCAAATGTTGGAAAAATGTGCGACATAATGACCGAGATGTGGAAATAATTATGCTTAAACGTAGAATACAAGAAACGATGATTGAATATTGGGGTGAACCTTCAAAGAATCCGGGTGTACGTATGCCAATATTAAAATTTGGTGCTATGTCATGTGAGATGATTGCTGAAAAACTCATTCATACCTTTGATCTCAGTTCATGTGAAGTTCTCGAAGATGGAGAGAATGGCGCTTTAATTTCCTGTTAAAATATAAATATATTTGACGTGGTAAAACTTACTTACATGGAGAAATATTTATATGAGAAGGAGAATTTGTAGCACTGAAGAATTGTTGCATGTTTTAAGAGTAGAGGGATATGCAAAGTACGATTATTCGAATGCTGTTTGGACCGGCAAAATCACTAATAAAATTCAGATATTGTGTCCAAAACACGGTGTTTTTTATCAGAGAATAAATGATCATCTTCGTGGTCAACGGTGTCCGAAATGTAAATTTGAAAAACTTAGTCAAAAATTTCGTCTTACTACTAAAGATTTTGTCTCTAAAGCTAAACTAATTCATGGTGATAAGTATGATTATTCACGTGTTCAATATCAAAATGATCACGCACCAATTACAATAGTTTGTCCAAAACACGGTGAATTCATACAACGGCCACACAACCATCTACATGATCGTTGCGGATGTCCAAGTTGTGGTAATGTTAAACATCTTACTACTAAAGATTTTGTCTCTAAAGCTAAACTAATTCATGGTGATAAGTATGATTATTCATGTGTTCAATATAGAAATACTCAAACTAAAATTACAATAGTTTGTCCAAAACACGGTGAATTCATACAAATTCCTACAAAACATTTGCAGGGAAATGGATGTCCTCAATGCAATGAATCAAAAGGAGAGCGTCAAATTCGTTTGTGGTTGGAACAAAATCACATTGAACATGAATATCAAAAACGTTTTGATGGTTGTCGATATAAATTACCACTTCCCTTCGACTTTTGGTTACCACAACAAAAAATGTGTATTGAGTATGATGGCATTCAACATTTTGAAGAAGGAATTGGAAATTTTTTTCAAGGACAATACACATTTACAAGAAAAATGTGGAAAAGTTTATCTGAAAGAGATGATATTAAATCTCAATGGTGTTTAGAAAACAATATTAAATTGTTACGGATTGCTTATAATCAGCAAAATCAAATTACACAATTATTAAAAAGGTTTGTTTGTTTATGAAACAAGTTTTATTTTTAACTGGGCCTATCGCTTCTGGTAAAACATACTTTGCAAAGCACCACGCTCCTAATCATACTTATCTTAGTATTTCAAGCATTGTAAAGGGACTTATCTCTTCTACCAAACGAAGTGAGTTGCAAGATACAGGAAATCTCGATAGCAAAATTGCGAGTGAAACAATCCGTTTCATTTCGCAGTCTTTACTTACATCTGATAAGGTCCTAATTGATGGTGTTCGACAACTATCAATTATAGTGGCCATTCTCAAGTACTTCAAAACATCCATCATCACTGGTGATATCAGGTTTCGATTAATATGGTTAGAGGTTCCTGAAAAAACACTACGTGAACGATATGAAAAACAGACCGATAAAAAAAATGATGTGTCTTTTGACGATGCAATTAAACGTGATGATGAACTTGGTTTATCTGAAATTCGTAAAATTATTATTAACTTCAGATGTAAATACGATTCTATGATGACTACATGTTGTCATGGTCTTGAACCATGGTGTGAAGTTTATGAATTAGAAGGAGAATATGAGAATAATGAGTGCTAAAATAAGACCTGCTAAAAAAGTTCACTTTGGATATATTGCCCCCATCTCTTATCTACACAAAGTCCCTGAAGATGAATCTTTTCATCTTATTCTTGCACATTTGCTCGATAATGAAAAGTATGTAAATTTTTACAACAAACGTCGATATATAGGTGATTATATTCTTCTTGATAATTCAGCATTTGAATTTAAACGTCCAATTGAAGCTGATGAATTATTAAAATTGATTGATAAAAGTGGCATTAATGCTAATTGTTTAGTAGCTCCTGATTATCCATTTCAATCTGGAATAAAAACAATAAAATCAACTGAAAAATTTGTAAAGCAGCTTCAAGAAAAAGGACTCAGTTATGATGTAATGGCTGTTCCACAAAGTGAGAAGGGTGATTGGCAAGATTGGTTAAATTGTTATAATGAACTTGCATCTATTGATGGTGTGACTCATATTGGTATGAGTTGTTTAGGAACTGTTAATGCTTTTTGTGAAATTACTCGTACAACAAATGTAATGATCAATCGTATTTTAGCATCTATGACACTTTTTCAAAAAAAATATTATCAACCAAACATTTGGCATCACTATTTGGGTATAGGTGACATAAATGAAATAATCATACAACGAGAAATTGGTATAATTAACAGCATGGACACTTCAAGTCCTATATGGTGTGGGATAAATATGTTGCAGTATAATGAGAATTTTAGAGGTTTTGATAAAAATGAAATTAAAATTCCCGTTGATTTTAATGTGAAGAAAACAAAGGAAACACTTAAAGCAAAACAAATAAGTCATATTATTGATACTAATATCAATGAAATTAAAATATTAACTCGTTAAATCGAAAAGGAGTTATAAATGAATACTAATAATTTACCTGATGTGCAAAATGACCCTGACAGCAATCATCCAAAATTGTCAATAAATAAGGTTGGTGTGAGAAATATAAGAGTACCGTTTAGATTATTGTGTAAAGATGGGTCTACTATTACGACCAGTGCTAAAGTGTCAAGTTATTGTAATTTAACACAATCCTTACGCGGAATTAATATGTCCAGAATTTCACGCACCATCAATGATGTTTTAGATCGTCAAACATCAACAGGTTTTGCTGGTTTAGAAAACTTTGCTTATGAATTACAAAAAGCTCATGGCACTGATAACATCTGGATTAAAGCTCATTTTGAGTTTGTTTTTAAAGATAAAACACCACTATCAGGCATTTTAAGTTATGAACCAATAAAAGTCACGTTTGAAAGTATACTCAAAGGAAGTGATATTAAAAATTACGTAACAGTAGAAACTGTTGAAATGAGTCTTTGTCCATGCTCGAAAGAGATGTCAATGTTGAAAAACAATCTTACAAATAAAGAAATGGCGGAAATTGCTGTAATACAGGATGATGGTTTGCGTCAGAAAATTTTATTAGCTGGTTTTGGTGCTCATAATCAAAGATCTAATATTCAGGTAAAGGTAGAACTTGCTTCTGATCGTAGTGCACTAATGTGGATTGAAGATATCGTTGAAATTATCAAGAAGGGTGCATCGTCACCAACGTGGTCAACTTTGAAGAGACCTGATGAAAAGTGGGTCACAGAAGTGAGTTACATGGGTGGTTATTTTAATGAAGAATATAAGTTTATTGAAGTTGGTGGTGGACCAAAATTTGTTGAAGATATTGTTCGACATATTGCTGTGGAATTAAATGTTGAACTTGATAAACGTATTACTGATTATTGTATAGTTGTAAATAACGAAGAAAGCATACACAGCGGTGATATTATGGCTACCAGTATTATGACTGCTGGTAGAAAAATGTCGTAAAGGAGGTTTTGTTTTATGAATAAAAAAGTTGAGCAGCAAAAAAAGGCATTAGTAACATTCAATAAAAATGTGCTAACAATATTGAAAGAACTAACACCTATTAGTGAAGTTGTTGTTATGATAAAGAAAAAAGACGAAGAAGGTAATTTAACCGACAATGTATATATTTCTCAGGCAAATGAAAGCGAAGTATTAGGTTACATTTTAAATGTACCTAACAACTTATTAACATTTAATGGCGATAAATTAGCATTCCAAGAATTCTCGGAATTCTTTCATTTATATAGTTTATTTACAGATGAACCAGAGATTGAACAATTTGATGCTGCTAAGTTAATAATTAAAGGTGGATCAACAAAAATCAGTCTCATTGTTGGCGAAGCTGACGTACTTGATTCTGGTCCAGAGGTTGTTCCATTTGATAAACCAGATGCTGTATTAACAATTACTTCATCACAATTATTAGAGTTACGTAAAAAAATCAGTCTTATTAAAGCTGAAAAAGTTGAAATTACTGTGGAAAAGAAATACATTTCACTTAGATTTTTTCTTGATGATAATAATAACAGTATTGAGGAAACGTTTGCAGTGAATAATGAAAAAACATTTCATTTTATTACTAACGTAGATATGTTTGTTAATGTACCAAAATCTGATTATACGATTAATTTTGTTCAATCAGGGATGGTTGAAATGGTTCATTCTTCACAAATAGTCGATTTGCGTATTTATTCTGGTGAAGTTCAAAGTTAATAAAGGAGAATATAATGGAACAAAATGAAGAACTTGCTAAAAATCAAAATAACATTTCTGAAGAAATGCTTAAAGAATTCGAACAACAAGTTATTCCTCAGCAAATTGATGGAATTAAAGATGCTGAGCAACTTGAACCAGAAGAAAATTTGGAATTGGTTGAATCGTACGAAAATGAATTTGAAGAATTCAATAAGAAATATAAAATTGATAAGAAAATGGCTTACATCGACGAAGAAAAAGGTGAAGTTGTTGACCGTTCTAATCTTACACCGTGGGAAATGATTCAATCTTTATCTCGTGAAATGGGTGCCAATCTTAAGGATCCTAAAAAGGGTTGTCGTAGTTGCCATGGTCGTGGTTATATAGGCATTCATGCTGATACACATACTCCAATTCCTTGTTTATGTTTATTTGATGAAGAAGCGAAGAAAAAACAAAAAGAAATGATGGCACAACTTGGTTTTATGAATCGTCGTACAAAAAGACATTTGCACAGTGTAATGACTAAAGAACGTCAGTTGTGGGTAAAAAAACAAGCAATCAAAGATAATAAGGAACGTCAACTTAGTATTAAAACAAAGAAGAAAAAGATTGATAAAACAGCTCGTTTATCTCGTCGAATTAATCGTCAGAAAAGGAAGTAATAATAAATGATGAAAGAACAAAAAGAATTTGCAACATATCTTTGGATGGAAAAATTTCGTCCTCTTTCTATTCAAGAAATGATTCTTCCTTCAGCAACTAAACGTTTTTTTACAAAGATAATTAAAAGTGGTGAAATTCCACATCTTTTTTTATATTCAAGTTCTCCAGGTACAGGTAAAACAACAGCTGCATTTGCAATTTGTAATGATTTGAATGTAAAACCATTGTATATCAACTGTTCTTCAGATAGTGGAATCGATACATTGCGTTCACGTATATTGAAATATGCAACCTCAAAGACTTTACAAACACAAAAAATCAAAATCATTATTCTTGACGAATTTGATGGAGCAGGTGATGCACTACAACGAGCTTTACGTTCGCCATTGGAGAAATATGCAAATTTTTGTAGATTTATAATTACAGCAAATTATGCTACACGTATTATTAATCCTCTTAAATCTCGTTGTCAAGAAATAGACTTTAATGTAACGAGTAAGAAGGTAAAAGATGAAGTGCGTGGTAAAATAATTAAACGTCTTTGTGGTGTGTTGGATATAGAAGGTGTAACTTATGAACAAAATACGATTGAACAGTTGACAGATACATATTATCCAGACATGAGAAGAATGATAAATCTCATGCAAAAATATTCAAACCAAAATGGTCGAATTGATAATAATATCTTTAATTATTGCACTATAGAAGATACTTTTTTTGATATGATTATCAATAAACAATTTACTAAAGCACGTCAGTATGTTATTGAGTCCAACTTTGATATCGATGAAATGTGGCGTGAGTTGTATGACAAATTACTTCCACGTCTTGAGAAACCTCAGATGGCACAAGCTCTTATAACTATAGCTAAATATCAATTTTGGTCTTCGCAAGTTGTAGACAAAGAAATTAACTTTGCTGCATGTCTTATGAAATTAATTACGGAGGTTTTGTAAGTGTGGGATAGAGATAGTATTAAAAAATATTTAGAAAAATTAAAAGAGGAAGAAAGAATTCGTTGTCCACATTGCAATTTTGATAATTCTTTTGATGGCAATGGTTTTGAAATGAGTGAAACAGGAATCAAAATATCTTATAATGGTTGGCCAGATGAAGAAGACCAAATAATTGAATGTCAAGAATGTGGTGAAAAATTTAAAGTTCGTGAACATGTTAGAAGAACATTTGATACATGTAAAGTTAATGAGGAATTTGAGTAATGAAAATATTGAAAAATGCTGGTAAGTTTGAAGTCCTAACAAAACCTGAAAATGTTATTAAAGATATTACAACAGCAGCACGAACTTGTTATCAATCTCAAGATAAAAGTACTCCAGAGTCAGATAAGAAGCTCGTTGAAAACTTGATGAAGCGAGAACACTTTGCAATGTTTGAGTTCAGTCATATGAATGTTCGCTTCAGTGATGTTTGTCGTGGATTTACTCATGAAATGGTTAGACATCGTTTGGCTTCCTTTGCGCAGGAAAGTACCAGATATAATTGTTATTTAAAAACAAAAATACCTTTAGGATTTAAAAAGATTGATTCTAAAAAAAGACATAAAAATTGTAAATTAACTGTAGAAGAAGAAAAATGGTGTTGTGAAAAATATAAAGAAGGTTATAGTCTTTCTGAATTATCCAATGCTGTTAAGATAGATGATACAAGTGTTTATAGATTATTAAAATATTATAATGTTGAACTTAGAAAAAATGATGCTTTTTCAAAAGGTATCAATGATGATTATTTTAAAAATATTGATTCTAATGAAAAAGCATATTTAATCGGTTTTATTGCGGCTGATGGTAGTCTAAGAAATCAAATAATAATATATCAAGCGAGAGAATCGTTTAATATTTTGAGTTATTTTCTCAGAGAAATAAATCCTAACGGAAATTTATGTTTTTCGGAATCACATAACGAAAAATCTCAGGATATGTTCTCGTTGTTTATAGGTAGTAAAAATAATATTAATTATTTAAATAAATTAGGTATACCTAACGGTAAAAAATCTAAAACTCTCAATATTCAAAATATTTTAAATAATATAGATGAAAAATATTGGTCATACTTTTTTAGAGGTTTATTTGACGGTGATGGTCATGTATCAGCAAACGGTACAAAGATTTGTTTAAGTGGAAATGAACAAACGTGTAAAATTTTTAAAAATATTGTTCAAAAAAAAGTTGGTATTCAAAATAATGTTAAAATATATAAGGATGAAAATAAAAATTGTAAAATTTATTATTCATCACTTTCTGATACAAAATTGATTTTAAATTGGTTGTATTCTGAACCATTACCGTTGTTTTTTGCAAAAAAAATGTTTAGAGCATCTAAAAATTGTTCCAAAGTGTTGAATGTATTAAAAGATTCTGTTTATTTATATGCTAAAGAATTTGGGTTTATTATTGATGATAGATTTATAAATGAACATTCTTTGAATGATTATTTGTTTAGTATGTATTGGTCGCAAAGAAATTACAAAACTTTAAGTGAAGCTGGTTGGAAACCTGAAGATGCTCGTCAAGTCTTACCAATAGCAACTCGCTCTCAAATTGTTGTTGGTGCCAACATTAGAGAATGGCGTCATATATTCCACATGAGATGTGACCACTTTGCACATTGGGAAATACGTGCAGTAATGCTTAATCTCCTTCGTTGGTGTCAAGAAAATATTCCTCTTGTATTTGATGATTTTAAATTCTTTACAACTAAAGATGGTAAAGAATATGCACGTAGAATTATACCAGCAAGAAAAATTGCTAACATGATTGAAGAAAATGAAGACATAAAAGAAATTATAGATAATTTAACAGTTAATAATCAATTGAAGATGTTCAAGCACCTTCAATCAATACATTGGAGGTAATATGATTAAGGTAGTCATTGCTCGTCACAATGAATCAATTTATAACAACTATATTGGTCCTACTATTCGCCGTCAACCTTGTATTATGTGTGACGTACACGATAGAGAAGATTTAAGTGAGGATCAACCAACTATTGCTGATAAATATAATTATGGTATTATGGCTTTTGCACAAAAAAATCAATTAACGTCACAAGACATAATTGTATTTATACACGAAGATGTAAATATTATAGATCCACAATTTGCACGTAAAATTGAGATTGTGTTTGCACAAAAACCAGAAGTGGGTGTGTTGGGATTATGTGGATCAACTGAA